ACGAAGTTTACGAGTAATATCGTATGTAGATACGAAAGTATATAAATATCGTATTCAGGTACGAAAATTTTTTAAATCGGGGGAAACCCCGATTTTTTTTTGTTAAAAGTTATAAAAAAAACACTTTTTTATTATTAGACATATTTATATGTAATAATAAACGATTGCTAAATATTAAAAATGGCAGAAAAAAACTTAGTTGAAGAAGCTTTATTGCAAATGGAAAACTTGCAAGAGGCTATTACAAACAATGCAAAAGGAATACTTGCTTCTACTATGAAGGAAGAAATCAGCGAATTAGTAAAAGAATCTTTATCTGAAGAAGATGAGATTGAACTTTCTGATACTGAAATATCTGAACAAGGAGAACTTGAATTAGATATGGATGTTGAGGATGAAGATGAAGGTGAGGAAGAAGGTCTTGAATTAGACTTAGACGACGCACTTTCTGATAATGAAGAAGACGAAGAGTTGGAAATGGGTGATGAGGAAATGTTAATGACTGATTTACCTGGTGACGACTTGGAAGTTGACGACGAAGAAGAAGTTCTTTTACCACTCGATTTAACTGCAGCTTCTGACGACGAAATCTTAAAGGTCTTTAAGGCTATGGGTGAAGATGATGGTATCATTGTTAAACAAGACGGTGATGATGTTCATTTGGCCGATACCGAAACAGACGCAGAATATGTGATTCAGTTAGGTGAATCAGAAGATGAAGAAGAAGTTATGGAAACTGAAGACGAAGTGTCTGAAGGTGACGAAGCTTACGAAGAAGAAGACGTTGTATATGAAATCGAAATTGGTGAAGAAGAAGAAGCTTACGAAGAAGAAGAAACTCATGAAGAAATGGGTGAAGGTTGGGGAGGTAAGAAAGGTGACGACTCTAAGTCTCACAAAGATTACGAAACCACTGAAGAAGAAATGTCTGAAGAAGAGGAAGAAATGACCGAAAGAAGTTTAGCTCAAGGTCAAAGAGCCTCTTCAGAAAAGAGTAAGGGTTTACCAAAACCAAAAACTATTCCAAACAAATCTCGTTATAATGAGTCAGTTCAAAAAGAACTAACTCAACTTAGAGAAAAGAATGAAGAGTACAGAAAAGCACTCAACATCTTTAAGGAAAAGTTAAATGAGGTCGCGGTATTTAATTCTAACTTGGCATACGCTACTCGTTTGTTCACAGAACATTCTACAACGAAGCAAGAAAAAATAAATATATTAAGACGTTTCGATGGTGTCGAAACTCTTAAAGAATCAAAATCTCTTTATAAGACAGTTAAAGAAGACTTGGGAGGTAAGGAACAAAATGTTGTTACTGAATCAGTACAATCTAAAGTTACTAAGACACCTACTAAGGGTTCTGCTAACAATCTAATTGAGAGTAAAACTTATGAAAATCCTCAGTTCTTAAGAATGAAAGATTTAATGAGTAAATTAAAATAAAAATAAAATCCTTAAAAAATTATTAAAATGGGAGCATTATTAGAATCAGGTCTAGTTGGTAACATCGGTCTTAAGCACTTAAAAGTTATCAAGGAAGACACAATCAACAAGTGGGACAAGTTAGGGTTCCTCGACGGACTTAAGGGTCACTTAAAAGAAAATATGGCGCAGTTGTATGAAAACCAAGCGTCTCATTTGATAAACGAAGCAGCTGCTTCTGACAGTTCAGGTTCTTTTGAAACTGTTGTTTTCCCAATCGTAAGAAGAGTTTTCTCTAAGTTATTGGCTAACGACATCGTTTCTGTACAGGCTATGAACCTACCAATCGGTAAGTTGTTCTACTTTGTACCAAAGATTCAGAACAGAAACTCTGACGGAACACACATTCCTCCATTCGGAGCACCAGGTGGTCCTACATCAAGCACTTCAGGTTACACTAATGCAACAAACTTGTATGACCGTTTCTACGAAGGTGAAATCCCTGAGGATGACCCAGCAGGATTGTTTGACTACTCTAAAGGTAAGTTTAGTGATGTAACAAAGTCATTGACCGCTGTTAAGTGGAGTGATGGTGAGTTAGTAGTCGGTTCATTGGGTTCAGACTACACAGGTCTTAACGTAAAAGAAATCTTAGTTGCATTATCAGGTTTCTCAAACGCAGGTGCTGGTAAGTTAATCGGACCTGACGGTAACGCTATGGACACTGAAGAATTCCTTTCTTCATTGCAAGTTTACTACACAGGTGCAACCAAAACTTATTTACCATTCAGAGTTGTAACTCAGAAGTATGGTAAGGGTATCGTTCAGTACGGTTCATCTACACCAACTACATTCCCAAGTGATGGACCTGGTGGTTCATATGATAACATTTGCGATGCTAATGGTGTCATCTACTTGTCTATTGATAGTAGTGTACCAGTTGCACTTGGTGGTACTGCCACTGTTGACGGTTATACTGGACAGACAGTCACTGCATGGACTTTACAAGCTGATTACAGAATCTACGAAACATTGGAATTCGAAGACGCTATCGGTGAAGTTTCGTTTGACTTAGAGGCTGTTACTGTTTCTGTAACAGAAAGAAAGTTAAGAGCTCAGTGGTCACCAGAACTCGCTCAAGACGTTTCAGCGTTCCACAACATTGACGCTGAGGCTGAATTGACAGCATTGTTGTCAGAGCAGGTTGCGGCTGAAATCGACCGTGAAATCTTAAGAGACTTAAGAAAAGGTGCGGCTTGGACATTAAGATGGGACTACGATGGATGGAGAAAGTTAAACACTACTTCAACTGCGTACAACCAAAAGGATTGGAATCAGACATTGATTACAGCAATCAATCAGATTTCTGCTCAAATCCATAAGTCTACTTTAAGAGGTGGTGCTAACTGGATTGTTGTCTCTTCTGAGATTTCAGCAATCTTTGACGACCTTGAGTACTTCCACGTTTCAAACGCGGCTCCTGACCAGGACCAGTACAACATGGGTATCGAAAGAGTAGGTACATTATCAGGTAGATATCAGGTTTACCGTGACCCTTACTTCCCACCAAACACAGTATTGTTGGGACACAAAGGTTCATCGTTACTTGATACAGGATATGTATACGCTCCATACGTACCTCTTCAGTTGACACCAACAATGTATAACCCATTCAACTTCACACCAATCAAGGGTATCATGACAAGATACGCTAAGAAGATGGTGAACAACAGATTCTACGGTAGAATCATGGTTGATGGTGTTAGAACATTTGACCTAAGAGAGTTAAGATAATTTATATCTTAGTAAAAATAGAAAGGGAGACTTCGGTCTCCCTTTTTTATTTACCACATTTTCTATAATTAGACCTTTCTGATTTACAAATTTTAGAATCTTCACCAAATGACTTACAACGTAATTCCATTAATTCTTTTCTATTATATTTAAATTTATCACAATCATTTGATTTATGTCCTTTTAAAACCTCACTTGTAATTTCATATTGTAGTGTGAGTATTTTACTAATTAAATCATTTTTGCCCATCATTAATGTCTTCTTGTGGTAAAGGTTGTGGTGTAGTTAGTATTCTAATTGCCTTTGATACGACTTCAGACTCTTCTATATTATATAATCCTCTATTGTGTGCGTGTCGTGTTGCATGAACTAAACAAAATAGAGCTTGGTCTAAGTTCATATCATCAATAAATTTATTTAATTCGTGTTGTTCGCTATAATTTATTGTATTAAATAATGTGTTTATGTTTTCGTCTTGTTCTTCCATGATAAATGATATTTACCTAATATTTATAAAAAAAGTAACACAAAGTCAAATGGATAATTATATTTTATCAGAAGATTTAGCGGTATGGTTCGGTAAAAAGAAAAAAAAGAAAGGTTCTAAACAACCTAAGGGACCGTGGGTTAATATTTGTAAAAAAAAGAAGGGTGGAGGACATCCATCATGTGGTAGAAAAGATGCTGATAAAGGCGCGTACCCTGTATGTAGAGCTGCGGGTGTTGCGGGTAAAATGTCACAAGAAGCTAAAGACTCCGCCTGTAGAAGGAAAAGGGAGAAGGAAAGAAAAGACACACAAACAGGTAAGGGTCAAAAACCAACAAGAATTAAAGTTAAAAACTTTAATAAAAAAAAATCTAAAAACGAAAATGTAATGTTAGAAAGATATATTAAAGGTATTGTTTTAAAAGAACAAATGTCAAAAGAATTAAAGTATCATTTAGATAATAAAATATCATTAACTGAAAACGTCTTTAGATATGGTAGTGATAAATATTTTAAAGTTATAAATGAAGCGAGAGATTTTTATAATCAAGGATATGGTTTTGATGAGTTTGATAAAGAATTATTAGAGTCTGATTTAGGTACTATCGTTAAAACTAAAACGGGAAAAGAAATACCTTTAGATATGCCCTTCGAATACGGGTCAATTAATGAGGCGGAGTACCAAGGTAAAAAAGTTAATTTAAATAAACCTAAATCAGGAGGTTCAAAAAAATGGTATGTATATGTACGTAATCCTAAAACAGGTAAAGTAAAAAAAGTTAGTTATGGTTCGCCTGTAATGACCGCAAAATGGAACGACCCGGAAGCAAGAAAATCATTTGCCGCAAGACATCAGTGTGAAAAGAAAAAAGACAAGACTAAAGCAGGGTATTGGGCTTGTAGGGCACACAAAGATTTTGGTAAAAACGTATCAGGTAGATTTTGGTGATGATATATACACAAGAAAACATCTCTCACAATCAATTCAAACGAGTTTTCTCTTCAGACGTATCTGAGAAAGAACTCGTTTGGCATATGGATAAAGAAAACCGTGTCGTTGAGGTATTAGAGGATAGTGAGTGGTTGTTTCAGATGGACAATGAGCTCCCTATACCCCTCAAAAAAGGAGTTAAATTAGAAATACCTAAGGAGACCTTCCACAGAGTTATTAAAGGGTCTGGTGGTCTTAAAATCCTTATAGAAGAATATTAAAATTATTCGTGACTCATCCTAACATATTTAAACTGATATCTACTATCAGAATATGCTTCAGGGTATTTGTCAAAAAAATAATCGATTGCACGGTCAAAAGTCGCGGCTTCGGTTTCTTCAATTACTTCATTTTCCTTAAGTAATTGATATGTTCTGTGATTAACTAGGCTCATTTCCAAGAAAGTTTTTACAAATATAGGGTTTATTTCTTACCCGAACAATACTTTCCTGAACATCTTTTTTTACCGTCTAATCCTGGCATATCACCTTTACACACTTGAACTGCATATCCATTAGCATAGGCCGATGGGTAAACCTCATATTTGGCTTTCGCCGCAGCTATACCCCTAGCACACAAAGTGGTGTCTTTTTTCTTTTTCTTCTTTTTTGAT